CCAATAGATGAATTTAGTGTAGAAATAAAAAAGAACGGTGTAGAATATAGAAAGAAATATTGCAAGGACTGTCACAGGAAACAAAGTTATGAATGGAAACAAAGAAATAAGGCTCAAAGTTCCCCTGTAATTCCTAAAACAACAATTCCTACACAAAATACATTATCAACCAAATTTACCCCCTTAGAATCAGAAATAGATACATCCAGTCCTTTGTTTAGATTATGTTCAAGTTGCAATATAAAAAAACCAATATCAGATTATTATAAAAAAGAAAAGATTAGATGCAAGATCTGTCAGAATAGATTAAGAAGACAAAAGGAAATAGAAGCAGGGGATGGAACAAGATGGCAAGTATATGCAAAACCAAATAGTTATTACAATGAAGCTCAAAGAATTGAATTGTTTGATTTAATGAATAAAATGGGATGGACATTTACAGATGGAATATGGTGGAATGAAAAGTTTGGTAAAGAACAGGATGGTAAGTTCAATTTCCCAAAAGAAAATGTAATACCAAATAAACCAAAAAGAAAATATTATAATACCAATGGTGGTTCACCAAAAATATTTGATTTAGATATATTTGTTCCTCATATGATTGAATATAGAGCAGAAGGTTTGTCTTTTGTTGAAATTGGCAATATTTATGGATGTAGTCATACTACGATTAGGAGATTTTTAAGAGAATATTATGAAAAGAGAACAAGTTAATATTGGTTATATAGATGTTCCACTTGAATATGCAAAATTCGAAGATAGTATTAAAAAAGAATTTTGTAACAATCTTATTGATAGTATGTTAAGAATGATTGAAAAAGAATTAAGTAGAGCACCAGAAATAAACAGGATAAACTTTCTTCAAGAGTTATTGGAATCTTCTTTAATAACAAATGTGAATTTAGAGAACTATGAAGTTTGTACTATCTTACGTGACTGTCTAAATCAAATTAATGATTGTTGAAGTAGAATTATACATAACAAAAAATTATTATAAGCTATTAGGAGTAGCGAAGAAATATACAAAGAATGATGATTGGGCTTCCGAACTTCTCCACGAGGTAATTCTTCAGTTATATAATAAAAAAGAATTGAAGCTAAAAATTGATGATCAGAGTATTTTTAGTTATATTATAAGGATGTTAATGGTGAATTGGTGTTACCCATCATCTCCGTTTTATCGCAGATATAAGAAGGATATGCGTCATCAGGTGGATTTAACGGAAGCGATTGAAATGACGGTGGATGAAACAAACTTAGATTCACATAGAATATTGGAATTAATAGAAATAGAATGGTTGGAAACAAATTGGTTTAATAAGATAATATTTGAAAAGTATATGGTATTAGGTTCAATGAAGAAAGTAGCAATAGATACAACCATACCATTATCAAGCATTGGAAAATATATCAAGGAAACCAAAGAAACAATAAGAACCAATACAATAAAGAAATTTGAAAAAGAATAATTATGGGATGTAATTGCAAAAAACAACCTGTGGTAACAACACCAACACCAATATCTGAACCAGTATTGGATGAAATAAGAAGAGAAGATTTTCCTGATACACCTGAAGGACAATTGGCTTATGAGCTAAAGAAATGGAATGGTGGGGATAATGAATATCCATTGATACACGATTAATATATAAAACAAAATACCAACAATATGGAAAATGATTTAAAAGAAAAACTAAAGAGTTTAAAGGGTGATGTAAAAAGAAAGAAAGGATGTACAGCTTGTAAGAAGAAGAAAGAAGTATTAACCACATTACCTGAGATAATCGAGGAGGAGAATATATATATCCCAACAAAAGATGAGATACGTCTTGCTTATGTTGAATTGGGAAACCGTGTGGATAATAAACAAGAATTTATCAACAAGGTATATAAAACATTATTTGATGAAGATTTTAACTTTGGATGTTCAAGTTGTGTAAATGCTCAATCAAGAAGATTAAAGAATTATATAATAGAAGTATTAAAGATGGAAGTATAATGAATAGACAACAAAAAAGATTTGCTGAGAAGTTAAGGAAAAAGTCTAATAAGGAATTATTAAAAGATTTGAAGAAACTACAACCCAATTTGAATAAAAATGTAAAGATTGTTGATAATGAAGTAATGGACTATAAGGACTTTATTAATTCAGTTGTAATTACTCCTGAGATGGCAAAGGAATTGGAACAATATGAAGCTGATGAACGTTTGAAGAGTCAAAAAACTAATTTCAATATTTATAATAAAGAATAATATGGCTAAAGGAACAGGCGGACGTAAAAGTACAATAGTAGAATATAGTGAGAAAATAACGGAAGCGTTGGAACTAATTCTATATAAAAGATTATCATCAGGTGAGTTTAGAACCACATTTAGCAAAATGTATGGTGTAAGCGAAAGAACTGCTGATTCAACTTGGAAAAGATGCAAAGAAATTATTGCAGAACGTTTTAAGGAAGAACAAGGTGTATTAATTGAACAACAAGTAGAAAGATACTTTGATTTGCTTTATAGAGCAAGACAGGACAACAATAAGCGTGTAGAACGTGAAACATTGGATTCAATATCTAAACTATACGGATTGGAAGCACCTAAGAAAGTGGACATTACGAGTGCAGGAGAATCTATATCAGTTAATATCATTTTGAATAACGACTAATTTTTTTTATATTATAACACACAAAAAACTTCAAAAATGAAAAAATTGGACATTGTGGCAGGTACAAAATATGGAAGACTAACTATTATCAAAGAAGTAAAACAAAGAAAGTATCAGAGATATGTAGAAACCCAATGTGAATGTGGTACAATTAAAGAACAATCATTTCATAAAATAAAATGCGGTGATACAATTTCCTGTGGATGTTTTGCTAAAGAAATAGCTAAAGTAATGGGAACAAAAGCTTATCAAAGAAATTTAAAACCATATAATTTTGAAACAGGATTTACTCCACACAATTTTGTGGATGGTGACAATAACAAAGTCAATAAAACAGAATGTTATTATATAGCAAGATTATGGCAGGGAATTAAACAACGATGTTATAATCCAAATGAACCTGGCTATAAATGGTATGGTGCTCGTGGAATAGAGATGTATAAACCTTGGATTAAAGACAGACAATTATTCAAGCAATGGATATTGGATAATTTGGGACACAGACCTGAAGGTTATAGTATTGACAGAATTAATGTGAATGGAAATTACGAACCTAATAATTTGAGATGGGCTGATAAAGCAACACAGCTACAGAATAGACGTTGCACAAAAAAGTAATGGCTGATATACAACTTACTAAAAAACAAACAATTGCGTGGGGTTATTTAATGGATAATACAACAAAAGAAGTATTGTTCGGCAGCGGAGCAGGTTCTGGAAAAAGCTTCTTAGGTTGTCTGTGGGTTGTAAGTATGTGTTTAAAATATCCTGGTGTTCGTTATTTAATTGGAAGAGCAGTACTATCTCAATTGAGACTTACAACATTACGCACATTACTTGAAACTTTAAAAGTAATGGGATTAAATTCAGAAAAACATTTTAACTATAATCAACAAACAAATGTTGTATCATTTTATAATGGTTCAGAGATTATATTAAAAGATATGGCGTCAACCCCAAGTGATCCACAGTTTGATAGTTTGGGTTCTTTGGAGATAAGTGGTTGTTTTTTAGATGAAATGACACAAATATCTTTAATGGCTTTTCACATAATTAAGTCACGTATTAGATATAAACTTAATGAATATAATATATTGGGTAAGTTATTTATGTCTTGTAACCCACATCAAGGATACCTTAAATCAGAATTTTATATTCCATTTATAGAAGATAGATTAGATGAATCAAAAAAGTTTGTAATGGCTACTGCTTTAGATAATCCAAATCTTCCTGAACAATATATAGAAACATTAAATAATCTTCCCGCACAACAAAGGGAACGTTTGCTTATGGGTAATTGGGATTATTCTGACGATATATCGGCTTTGTTTCAGTTTGATGACATAGTAGCCTGTTCATTCAGAAGTGCTCCCAATCCGTCTGAAAAGAAGTATATCAGCCTTGACGTAGCGAGGTTCGGTGGCGACAGCACAGTTGCAACCATTTGGGTGGGATTAACCATTGTAGAAATAGTAAGATATAATAAATTGGATGGAGATTCATTATACAGGAATATAACAGAACTAATAACAAAGCACGGTATCCATCCCTCACAAGTAATTGCAGATTCAGATGGTGTTGGTGGATTCTTGGTGGACAGATTAAGATGTACATCATTTGTCAACAACTCACGTGCATTACACGAGCAGAACTTCACCAACTTAAAGTCACAGTGCTATGTGAAACTTGCAGACTTGATTAAGCAGGGGAAAATTAGTATTAATGTATTAGATCCTACTGCAGTAGATGAATTGACTCAACAATTATTAGCTGTTAAATTAAAAGATGTAGAGAAGGATGGTAAGGTTGGTGTCATAGGTAAGGATGCAATGAAAAGATTATTAGGAGATAAATCACCTGACTTAGCAGATAGTATAATGCTCAGGATGTATTACGAAATAAAGAACCTGAAAAGCACAGGTAAATACGCAATTGCTTTCGCACGATAATATGGAGATAATAACATTTGAAATTAAAGAAAAAGAATATAAGTTACCAACCTTCTTGTCAATAGAAGAATATGTAAAGATATATAACATCAAAGATTATTTGGGAGAACAATACTTTCAAGCCAAATTAATAAACCAATTTACAGGAGCCAATATGGAAGATATATTATTGGTAGGTTTTTTACAGATTAACTTTATATCAAACCATCTTATTAGTTTATTTCCTGATACAACATACCCATTCTTTGACAGATTTACATTAAATGGAATAGATTATGGCTTCATCCCATCATTAAAAGGTATGTCATTCGCAGAATTTGTGGATTTAGATACATTAATGACAAAAAAACCTGAAGAAGTTATAAATAATTTGCATATAATATGTTCAATTATGTACAGACCTATAACTAAATCTATTTCAGAACATAATTTTGAGATTGAACCATACAATCCTAAGACAATGGTTCAAAGAGCAGAACTATTTAAGAAAGAATTAGACATTAAGTATGTCTTAGGTGCCAACTTTTTTTTTTCCAATTTCGTGAAGAACTATTTAAACTATATCCCACCATCTTTAATACAGAGGAGCAGGAATTTTATAAGAAAAATGGTATTGACGTGGAAGATGCGCAAGATAATATGGAAAATTCTTTTGAACAAGCATTCGGATGGTTCGCAATTATCAACAGAATTTGTGAGGATGACTTTACAAAGCATAATGCCATCCTCGAAGCCACCCTTCTACAAGCGCTTAATCAACTCCTTTATATTTTGGAAAAAGAAAAACATATAGCACGATTGCAAAAACAATCTGCAAGTAATTCTTAATTTCAGAGTACATTCCTGATTATTTTATATTTATAGATAGAATATGTTCAATTATAAACAACTTTTAGCAGACTTTGGTTCGATTGCTTACCATCACGAACAAATCAAGAGCTATGGCTTTGGTGATTTGGCTCAATGCACAAACGATATTGTAACAAAACAAGAACCATTATATACAAGGATGTATATTGTTCCTGGTGATGTTGTATTAAATCAGAATCATATTCACTACAATCTATCTGTTATTATTATGGATAGAGTTAATAATGACTTATCCAATCTAAAAGATGTAATGTCTGATACGTTAGAAATATCAAAAGACATATGGACAGTATTATTACAATCATATACAGAACAACAAGGATATTTCAGTTGGGATATTATACCAGATCAGTCACCAAATGTAGTGAGCTTCTTAGAACGCTTTGAAACGATTGT